GCCAGCATCCCAACGAGGTAGAAAAATAATCCCGACTACCTTCTGAATAGCTGCCAACAAGATTTAAACGGACATCAATACATATCCATTCTACCTCATCCGTTCCACTAATTGGGACCGGAACCTCAAGCTCAATATCATGGCTGAAACTAACCCCCATAATCCGCCTCCCAGCGAAAAATTGAAAGCATATGTTAGGCTGCCTAATAGGTTCGGTCAATGAAAAGTTTTAAGTCTAGCTAATAGATAATTGGTTGACCAATTTTGTCATGTCAGGCTAGAATGCTGCCCATGAAAGATACGGGACTTAGAAAAGCGATTAAAGCTGCCGGAAGTCAGAGTGAATTAGCCAGATGGCTAGGCTGCACTCCTTCCGCTGTTTGTCAGTGGACAAAAGTTCCACCGGAACACGTTGGTCCGATTGAAACAAGGACGGGTATTCCATCGTATGAACTGCGTCCTGATTTGTTTTCCAAGCCTATAAAGAAGACGGGATCTTGATGAGGACATTGATACTTCTTCTAGGAATGGGGGTTGGAGGCGTTTTCCTTCTTCTCGCGGTTTGGAAAGTGTGGGAGTGTTTTGAGCTATTTATGGAGGGGATCCATGATGACGAGGGATTTGATTAGCCAAATATCGCTTTACACTGCTGGTTTTGTGCTATTTTCTATGGCCCTGTCTTTAATTCCCAGACGACGGAAATGCGCTCCAGATGCCCCCTCGTCTGTTGAGCGCAAAGCGGGGGGGAGGTTGTCCTCCCCTGTCCTTCCCCCCGCGCCCTTTTTCTAAAATGAAACGCCCTGAACAAGCCCTTCATAAGGCTTGCGCCGATTTTGCACGTCTAACCGTCAGCAATGATGTTCTGTGGTTTCATGTTCCAAATGGCGGGGGAAGGTCAGCCATTGAAGGCGCCATTTTAAAAGGACTCGGAACCTTGGCTGGCGTTCCAGACTTGACATTCATATGGCGTGGTAATAACGAGGAAGGGGTAAAGGTTGGCTTTATAGAGTTTAAAGCTCTTAAAGGTAAACTAACAGAGTCCCAGAGTGTCTTTAGGTGTCGTTGTACATCCGTTGGCGTCCAATGGGAAGAGTGCCGATCAGTAGATCGATTTAAAGAGATCCTCAAGGAGTGGGGTGTACCGATGAAACGGGGGAAGTAAATGCTTGAAGGACAGCACGATAGATTTCTTGAAAGAGTGAGGTCTTCATCTGAGGCTGTCCTTGCTGTAGCTGCTTGGCTTAATCGTGGAGGTTATGACCTTGAGATTCCTGGGTTAAACTTTGCTCCAACAGCAGCAGAGAGCAAAAACTATGTAGATAATGGTGACATTGTTATTGTTGAAAGGAGGATAGTTGAGGTTAAGCAGCTTGGGGTGGAATTTACAGGGCCGCATGATTGGCCTTTTAAAGAAGTCTTTGTTTCAAACAAAGCCACAGTAGACAGAAAAATTAATAAAAATGTGACTTATATTTCATTAAATAGTTCAATGACCGTCGCTGCAATAATAACTAATGAGACAAAAACGAAATGGTATGTAGTTGAATCGGTTGCTAAAAATACAGGAAATAAAGAATTATTTATGGCGTGTCCAAAAGGGTTGGTTAAATTTAAGAGAATAGTTAAATGAAATACAGGGTCATCCTTGCAGATCCTCCTTGGAGCTTTGCGACGTACTCTGACAAGGGTAAGGGAAAGTCTGCCGAACAACACTACTCAACCATGTCATTGGACGACATATGCAGCCTTCCTGTCAAAGAGTGGGTTGAAGATGATGCCGCATTATTCATCTGGGCGACTTGGCCCACGATCTTTCAGACAGAACGGGTGATCAATGCTTGGGGGTTCAAATACAGTGGTTTGGCTTGGGAATGGATTAAGAAAAACCCTGTGACGGGGAAATTTGCTTTCGGATGCGGTTATGGCACTCGCAAAAATTGTGAACCTCTTTTATTGGCTCGTCGGGGAAAGCCATTTTTAAAGAGCCGTTCAGAGAGGGATTTTATGTTTTCTCCAAGGAGAGAGCATTCTAGGAAACCGGATGAAACGTATAGCCGGATTGAGAGAATGTTTGATGGGCCGTTTCTTGAATTATTTGCAAGACAGGAGAGGGAAGGATGGACAGCATGGGGCAATCAGACCAACAGGTTTACAATTCAGAACACAATTCCCTCGCTTGCTGGGAGCTTTGTATAGCTGCTTTGAGGGCGCAAGCTGTCGCCGGAAAGAAGCTGTCTCCCCAGGAAATGCTTGAGAGGGTTGATAATGAAGAGAGTTAAGCCTTGGCTCAATAAAGGCTTGGCTATTTGGACTGAGGGTGACACCGCTTATTTCTCTGTGGCGTTCACTTGGCGTCTCGATGATGCCTACCAACAAGCCGTTTTCTATAAACAAATGGGTTACAAGATCCGGGCTGGTGGGCCGGGAATCTTTACAAGGAAGCATTACCTTGCCGATGTCGCTGAGATCGGAGGAGATATTCCTGATGCGGTAACACACCACCATCCCGATGCTACATTTGCCAGCAGAGGGTGTGATGTTGGTTGTTGGTTTTGTGTTGTGCCAAAGATGGAAGGCAAGACATATACGCTTTTGCCTGATTTCACGCCTAGGCCAATCCTTTGCGACAATAATCTCTCAGCACTTCCTGAAGAGTATCAGCGGCATATCATCGAGAAATACAAAGGTGCAGGGGTTCCTCTGCTTGATGCTAACTCAGGATTTGAACCAAGGACATTTTCAGAGGACGTGTTTCTTAGGTGGAAAGAGATCAACAAGGGCGCTTGGCGGTTTGCCTATGACGACATGAATGATCGAGAGCATGTCGAACGGGTAATGGCAATGCTGAGAAAGTATGAAGTCTCTCCTGCAAGGATCCAGGTCTATACCTTAATCGGAAATGAGCCAATTGGTGTCTGCATGGGGCGGATTAAAGAGGTTATCCAATGGGGAGGCCAGCCTTACGCCCAGCCAGTAATGAAGCTTAATGCCTTGAAGAAAGAGCCAATGGTTCGTCACGATTGGAGCCGTCGAATGCTGATCGATGTCCAGAGATGGGCCAATGGTCGATATTGGAAATATGCTCCAGACTTTGCGGATTACCGTAGGTCAACATACACATCAAAACAGATAGAACCGGGGATGTTAATATGATTGAACCAACAGCAGTTGTGTCTTTTTCCGGAGGGAAAGACAGTACCGCAACAGCCATTCTGGCCATAGATCGATATGGATTAGGGAGAGTAAGACTTGTTTATGCAGACACAGGCAATGAACATGAACTTACCGAAGATTATGTCCGTAATTACATTCCAGAAAGACTTGGGGTCCAGGTCGAGGTTGTTAGAGCGGATTTGACGCAGGATATCGAGCGTAAGCGTAAATATGTGGCTGAAAAATGGCCAGCCAAAGGGGTTCCTTCTGAAGTTGTTTCAAGAGCAATGCAGGTTTTGGTTCCAACGGGCGTTCCATTTTTGGATTTGTGTCTGTTGAAAGGCCGGTTTCCTTCCAGGTTAGCGCAATTTTGCACCCAGTTCCTGAAGAGATATCCATTGGAGAAATATATGTTCTCCATGATTGACGATGGATTCAAGCCTGAGTCCTGGCAAGGGATCCGCAGGGATGAGTCACGAAACAGAGCCGATGCCAAAGATGAGGAATGGGTTGCAGAGGGATGGAAGGTTGTCAGACCTATTGCAGCCTGGACAGCAGAACAGGTCTTTGATCTTCTAAAGGAGCGTGGCGTCGATCCTAACCCGCTTTATAAGCTTGGCTGTGGCAGAGTAGGCTGTATGCCTTGTATCAATGCCACGAAAGGGGAAATCAGCGTTATAGCGTCTCGCTGGCCTCATCACGTCGATAGAATCAGGGAATGGGAGCATCTGGTTGGGGAAGCCTCTAAAAGAGGGTTCTCTACCTTTTTCACGTTCAAGGATACTGAGATGTCTCCTGAAGAGGTCTGGAATGTAGGAAACATTGATGAAAGGGTTGCATGGTCTTTAACGGGCCATGGCGGAAAGCAGTTTGATCTGTTTTCTGTCGATGTTTCTGAATGCTCCTCAATCTATGGGTTATGTGAATGAGCGTAAGAAGAAGGCGTATGCCGAAAGGTGAGGAGATTGAATCAGCGCCATTTCTACCCTTGGTTCATGTCGGGTGGGACGGTCGGGGAGATGAGGTCTACCTATGGCTCTTTTGCCTCTGGGTAACTCCGGAGAATTTGGAGAGAGCTATAGCTTATTGGGGAAAAGATTTCTGAGGGGATAAGTATGATTTCTGACAGAAGAATGGTTGAGTTGGCTCTACCGGCAGCAATGCTCTACAGGGTTTTCAATTCCTGTGTTGCCAGGATTGAAGAGAAGCCAACAGATGAGGAACTTAGTGCCGATCTTCAGGTTTTGGAGTGGCTAAGGGAGGCTGCTGTTGAACCTTTTACGGGTACAGACCGGGGGAAAATGAAGAAGCTGGCTTCCAGAACTTCCAGGGTTCAGAGGGAAATTCTTTTCCCATTGGAGGACCGACCGGCCATGACAGCGTTCGTCGCGGTTCTTCATTGGCTCAAAAATAAGCTCGATTCTGATGAACTTGTCCTGGTTGAAGGGTCTAACTTCGATAAAGCCGTCTCGATGATTTTAGAAAATTTAGCAGCACATGAGGACATTTATAGTGCTGTTGAAAAGAGTGCAATAAAGGCTGCTAAACGTATTGATGAGCAGTTGAAAGCAAGGGGTTATTTTGTGTGAGATACATCTAGCAAGCTGCCAATATCGGAGGCAAAGATGAACTCTGATTTAAGAATAACAATAGGTTTTTGTGACCATCCAAAGACAAAAAGGTTAATCCGAAAGTGTGGGGATAAAGCATTTAGGTGCTTAATCCGGCTTTTTGAGCATACTGCTAGGTATAAACATGACGGTGTGCTCAGTAACATGGATTGCGTTGACATTGCTATTGCCAGCGATTGGCAAGGCGATGAAAACGAATGGGTAAACGCACTGTGCGAAATTGGGTTTTTGGACATCGTTGACGATTACTTTTGCGTTCACGATTGGTCTGCACATAATCCTTATGCGTGTGGTGCGGATAAAAGATCCGAGAAAGCCAGGAATGCTGCTAAAGCACGGTACAATAAGAAGAAATTAACTCCTGCTCGTAGCAGTGCTTCAAGCACGTTTAAGCAATGCTCTGAGCAAGAATTAGCAGTGCTAAACTCTGCTTGGAGTTATGCCCCATCTCCAGATCCAAAGAGATCTTCAGAGGATAGTAAGATTGTTAGTAACAGTAAGACTCTCTGAGAGAGGTAAGTAGTGTTCCCGGTTGAGTGGAAAATCTTCAAGGAGTGCAACTATGAGTGAGCGTAAGCTTAGAGACTACCAGATCAAGGCCATCCATGATCTTCGGGTATCTCTGCGGTCAGGAAAGAAGCGTCCAGTGCTGCAACTGGCGACGGGTGGAGGCAAGACCGTTATTGCAGGAGAAATCATTTCCTTGGCGAGATCGAAGGGTCACAAGGTTCTGTTTGTGGTTCCGGCTATCAGCCTGATTGATCAGACCATCAAAAGTTTTTGGGATCATGGGATCCGAGATGTTGGGGTTATTCAGGCTGATCATCCCCTGACAGATCCTAGCAAGCCAGTGCAAGTGGCAAGCATCCAGACGCTGATTCGTCGGAAAAAGCCAGAGTTCAACCTCGCCATTGTAGACGAGTGCCATCGCCAATTTGAAAAAATGAACGATTGGCTGAAATCGGAAGAGATGCAGAAAATCCCTGTGATTGGGGTTAGTGCTACGCCTTGGGCCAAGGGGATGGCGAAGACGTGGGATGATTTGATTGTTTGCGCGACGACGCAACAGATGATCGATGACGAATGGCTGTGCAAGTTCAGGGTTTTTGCTCCTACCCATCCTGATTTGTCTGGGGTGAAGGTCGTTGCGGGGGATTACCATGAGGGGCAATTAGGGGAAAGGATGAACAAGCCAAAACTCGTTGCCGATATCGTTGAAACCTGGATTCGGATGGGAGAGGGGCGCCCTACACTGTGCTTTGCCGTCAATTGCGCCCATGCCAAAGCCTTGCAGGACAAGTTTGAATCTTCTGGAATCCCGGCTGGTTACATTGATGCTTACACTGATTCTGATGATCGTGAGATCATCCGTAAGAAGTTTCATTCAGGTGAATATAAAGTTGTCGTTAATGTTGGAACCCTTACTACTGGAGTGGATTGGAACATATGGTGTATAATTTTGGCAAGACCTACAAAAAGTGAAATGCTTTTTTGCCAAATTATTGGAAGAGGGTTGAGGCTTGCTGAAGGTAAGGAAAGTTGCTTGATTTTAGACCATAGCAATACTCATACGAATTTGGGGTTCGTTACGGATATAATCCATGAAGAGTTAGACGATGGTAAGCCCAAAGGTCCAGCTAAGAAATCTGAACGGTTGCCGAAGGAATGCCCAAAGTGTCAAAACCTGCGTCCTGTCGGGGTTGTGGTTTGTCCTGCCTGTGGTTTCAAGCCAGAGGTCAAAGACATGGTTCAGCAGGAGGAAGGAGAGCTTATTGAGATTTCTCGGAAGGGCAGAGAAAAGGGCGGTCCTGCGAATTGCATTCGGATGGGAGGCATTTGGGTTCCCTTTGGAGAATTTTACGGGATGCTCAAATTCTACGCTAGGGAGAAGGGCTACAAGGAAGGTTGGGCGTCCAACAAATATCGCTCTGTGCTTGGTGTTTGGCCAAATGCTTACAAGTTCAGTCCTGCAATACCGCCATCTTGGGAGGTCGAGGCGTGGATAAAAGCGGATCAGAGGAAATGGGCGAAACAGCAACCCAAGAGCGCATTGCCATCATCACCGTGGAAGCCAAGATCCCCGTCAAGTGGGCTGAATGGTTGGCGATGATTACGACCATGCCAAAGCCGGTTGATTACATGGATGCTAGATGGCAAAGGATCAAGAATGATGCTTGCCTGTTGATCGACAAGTGGCACAATCAGATCACCAAAAATGGCTGGGGAGTGAACGATATTAAGGGTTTGATTGTCGTTATTGACGGAAATCCGGTGATAAACGTTGGCAGGGGTGATGTGACCGTCAAGGTTCTAGCGACGGGAACTGAGGAAAAGATTTTCTGGCGTCCAAATCCGGGGAAGGTTGCCCGGTGGGATTTTGGAAGGAGGAAGGCGTGATGGGTGTGTCAATCATCGAACGGGCAGCAGGCCGATGGGATGAAATTCTTCCCAAGCTTGGGTTTGGTTCTGATTGGATGAGAAAAAAGCACGGTCCCTGTCCCATGTGCGGCGGGAAAGATCGGTACAGATGGGGAAACAAAAAGGGATTGGGGGAATATTACTGCTCTGGGTGCGGAAATGGTTCGGGGTTTGACCTTCTGATGAAAAGTTTCAATCAGGATTTCAAGACGGTTGTGAAGAAAGTTGAGGAAATCATCGGGGAGGCCCCGCCCCCGAAGATCAAGCCGAAAAAGGAAAATCCCTATTTGCAGCGGAAGCTGATGGTCAGCCTTTGGGAATCCGGTCGGACAGTGCAGTGGGACTGTCCGGTTGGAATGTATCTTTCAGGACGGGGGATCTGGCGGGATCATTTCCATCACCTGCGTTCGGCAATGGACGTAAGGTTCTCAGGCTCTCCTCCTATGACTTTCCCGGCCATGCTTGCCAAGGTAATCTCGCCAGAGGGGAAAGCCGTAAACATTCATCGGACCTTCCTGACGACTGACGGTGAGAAGGCTCCTGTGGGGAATGAATGCAAAAAGCTCATGTCGGGGATGGTTCCCGCCGGATCTGCGGTCAGGCTTTCCCCGGTGAAGGATGAAATGGGAATTGCTGAAGGGATTGAGACGGCGCTTTCTGCGTCGATCTTGTTCAACATTCCGGTCTGGAGCGTTCTAAACGCCAACAATCTGATGAAGTTTGTTGTCCCAGACGGTGTGAAGCGTCTGGTGATCTTCAGCGACAACGATGCAAGTTTCACAGGACAGTCTGCGTCCTTTGCCTTGGCGAGGGAATTAGCCCTGAAGGGTAAGCTTCAAATCGAGGTAATGGTTCCGGCCAGAAGCGGGGAAGATTGGAACGATGTTTTGGTGAGGAAGTAAGCCATGGGATATGGGTGTGGTTTTAAAATCGACGCTATGGCCGAAAATTTGACCGGAGAGGCTCGTTTGTGGTGTCTCCGCTACCCCTATAGCAGAGAGGTAAAAATAGGGGCTTCCTAGGTCAAAAAATCTCATTTGATAAAAAACCACCTAAACCCTTCTCTCAGGTGGGACTGATTGTTGATTATCGTGGTGGGTTTGGTAGAATGCTGTTGCTCAACCGAGTTGGATGGTTCTCGGTCTGAGTGCTTGCTGGAGAGTGCAAACTTAATCCCCCGGCGCGGGTTGAATCGCTGCCGGGGGATTTTTTTATTCCTTAACGTAGCGTGTTATCAGGAAACACAGGATTTCTATGGTCCTGGGAATTTTCCGCTGTCCTGATTCCCATCGATAAACAGCGGAAGGTGTAACTCCCAAGTTAAAAGCGGCTTGACTCTGTGTGTAACTCATGGAATCCCGCCATGTCTTAAAATCATCGGCTGTCATATTTCAGGCGATGTGTTGAAGGCTTTGACATAATTGCGATAGGTTTTAAATCCTCCCATTTTGTACCAGAGGTCTACAAGCTGTTGGTCATGGAAGTGTCCTTGACCGGGATCGCTGTTAGATTTCCCCTTGATTTCTGAGTAGGTTTCTCCCTCCCAGAACTTTTTTAATACGAGTTTTGCCTTTTGCAAATCGCAAGTGAATTGCCCTTTGGCGTTAACGCACAGATCTCTTAAATCAATGTCCCCGTCATCAGTGAGAAGGCGCCCATAG